ACATTCTTTGTGTAGGAGTTAAATCATGGGCGGCGGCGGAACCACAGTTCAGTACCAATCTCCTCAGATTCCAAAGGATGACACCTTTGAGAAATATCTGGCGTATCAGCAGCAAAAAGAAACTGCTGCAGAAGAACGCGTTGCAAAAGAACGTGCAGAAGCTGCAGCTAAAGAAACGGCTCGTAAAGCTTCTGGTCAAGCCGGCTTCACAGGTCTTCGTACAGGTGTTGAGCAGCAGCTGCGCCAAGGTTTAATTAGTTATTCCGATGCTACGGGTCAGCTGCGTGATTACGCCGCTAAATATGACCTGACGCCGCCTGAAACGGATATTGCTTCTTTAACCAAAACATATACAGAAGAGCTGCTCCCTGGTCGCCGCCAGACAGGTATCTCTGCTGCATACGAAGAACTTCTTGGCCGTCAAGCTACGGAAGAAGAAAAAGGCAAGGCAATGGAGCGTTTCCAGCAGGGCTACTACAGCTCTGTCCAGGATCTGCGTGATTCTCTTTCCAAAGGTCAAGAGTATCAAGACAAATTTAATCAAAGTTATCTTGATAACTATTACGACACCATGTTTGGTAAGCAAGGTGTTGACGAAGCTGGTAAAAAAACGGGCAAGCGTACATTCACTTTTGACAAGAGTCTTCTGCCTACTTACGCAGAAACTACCAAAGATCGAGCTGGCGTCGCACTACCTTCTTTTGCCGATCAGTTCCAAGGCAGCCCTGCAGAAATTGAAGAGCAGCTTCAGAATGTACGTGAAACACGCAAGTACCTGTACAGTGCAGGTTTGACTAATCTCCAAGGAGAAATTGACAAAGAAACGCAGAAACTTAAGAATGAAGGTTCTTCTGCTGTTGCCAAAATTCAAGCGCAAGGAAATATTTATCAACAACTTGTTGGCGCATTCAGTTTCTAAAAGAATGTGCTTGATATAATTACTTTAGTTTCAAAGACGTAAATGACCTACACTGCGCCCACCGGCCAAAGCGCCGCAGATGATTATTTTGACATTAATAAATTTGAGCAACTGCTTTCTCGCCTGGAATCTTCCAAGGGTCGTCAGCAGCGTCAAAAGTCTACCGAAGGTCGTCGTGACATTTATGCTCAGGGCCTTGCTTCAATGATGAGCAACTTTTGATCTTACCTAACATTTAAGTCATGACTTATACTGCCCCCACCGGCCAAAGCGCCTCCGACGATTATTTTGATATTTCCAAGTTTGAACAGCTGCTTGATCGCCTGGAATCTTCCAAGGGTCGTCAGCAGCGTCAAAAGTCTACCGAAGGCCGTCGCGATATCTTCGCTCAGGGTCTTGCTACGATGATGAGCAACTTCTGATTTTTTCTTGTAAGATTTGTAAGCCATGACCAGCAGCGTTCCCGCCGGACAAGTCGATGTCGATGATTGGTTCGACTTAGACAAATACCGTCAGGCTGCTGGCGTGGCCTATGAATTTTCCAAGAAAAAGATGGAGACCGCTGGTGAACAAGAACGAGAAACCATCGGCAAAGGCGCAGAAGAGCAGCGCACATCCGCTGAGCAGTCGCAAGAATTCAAGCAGCGCGACGAGGCCCGGGACTACGGCCAGGCCCAACGAGCTTATCGATATTGAGTTATTCGATGCGTGGGTAGATAATCTCGACGCATCAACTCAAGAATCTTTCTGTGCGTTTGCCGCAGAAAATTACTCATTAATTGAAATTTATCTCTACTCTCGTTTCCTTGGTTACAAGGGGACTATTACTGCGTGTGAACTCTGGGTTAAGGACAACTACAAGAAACCCGATCACCGCAAAAAACTCCTCTACGAAATCGATGAGATGCAAGAGGATGTTCGTAAGTTACGTGAAGACGTAGAGAATGGTGTGGTCAAACGTGATGCAGGTGTTGCACGCGTTGCTTCCATGCAAAAAGAAATTAGAGGTCATATTGATCAAATTGAAAAATTCACCAATTCCAAAGACCGTAAGGGTTTGTTAATGGCCGGCGCAGATCGTGCCATTCGAGAGTTAATGTTTATTTTCAAAGATGACCCCATTGAGATTCCCTTGGAAGAAGCAACGATGAGTGTATGGGCACGTATGCAACTTGAAGAATAATTCAGTTAGGATAGGTTTAAATAAGATTATTTATACTATGGGCGCACAACAGGGCAACGTGTCCGACCCGCGTCAACGTCAAATTGCACGTGAAGGCATTCGCATGCGTCAAGACAACATTCGCCGTCAAGAAACTGCTCCGCAAATAGGTGCCGCTTCTATGTATCCCGGTGTTGAACCTGGTACAGCTTCTGCTCCTGCTCGATCTGGCATTGAGTTTGGTCCTGGTCGTGCCAACCGCTTCCCCGAGCCTGGCTCTCCTGAGTATCAAATGGCAATTGCTCGCATGCGTCAGGGTAAACGCTGATGGCTAAAGGTAAGATGCCCCCTCAACTTCTTGAGCACTTTAAGAAGAAAGAAGCCAAGAAAGAAGATGGTACTGAGATGAGCGATAGCGAAAAACGCAAGGCAGCCTTGGATAAAGCGCGTAAATATAAAGAACAGAAAAAAGACAAAGAAGAAGCAAAATAAGATAGTATTCAGTTGACAACTGATTTATTCTTGTGCCTAGCTATACGCATCTTGCCTATCGTCGCAATGCGAAGGCTGCGGCACGCCGCCAACAGATCCGAATTCCGCGCAACGCAGAAGCACTGGAGCTTGCGCGGGAAGACTTTGCTTATTTCTGTGAGTATGTTGCAGATAAACCTCCTGCTACGCATCACAAAGAATGGCATCGGCACTTTGTTACCAACGAAGACAGCAATTGTTTAATTAAAATTGCTGGTCCCAATATTGATCTTCTTGCGCCACGAGGATCAGCTAAATCAACGGTTCTTGGCTTGCTGACCGCTTGGGCTATTGGTATTCATACACAAGCCAAGTTGCCATTGCAGATTCTTTATCTGTCGTACACGGTTGATATTGCACGTTCTAAGTCCGCAACGATTAAACGCATTATTGAAAGCAAACGCTATCAGGAAGTTTTCCCAACGGTGCGTTTGATGAAGAACGTTACCAGTAATGAGTATTGGTCAATTGACCATAAGTTTGCTGGCATTGACACCACTGGTGATGAACAATTTACCCTTTGCGCTGCAGGCCTTAAGGGTTCGGTGACTTCCAAGCGTTCTCACCTGGTGATGATTGATGACGCCATTAAATCTGCCGCTGATATTGCCAACCCTGATATTCGGAAACAAATGCAGGAGAACTGGAATGCTGTGATTGCTCCCACCATGTTTGAAGGTGCTCGTGCCATTTGTCTGGGAACTCGCTTTAGGCATGATGATATTCACGCCACTACTTTTAACAAACAGAACAATTGGATGCAGATCGTTCTTTCTGCAATTAATACAAACCTTAAAACAGGAGAAGAAGAGTCTTATTGGCCTGAGATGTGGTCACTAGATTACCTCAAAGAAAAGAAACGGCAAGCGCCAATTGCTTTCTCGTTTCAATATATGAATCAAATTGTCAGACAGAACGAGCTTTCCCTGGCGCCAGAACTAATTGTTAAAGCGGAAATTTCAACGGAGTTTGATACGCTCGGCATTGGCGTGGACCTTTCTGCTGGCACCAAAGAGAAGAACGATTACACCGTGATGATCCTTGGCGGACGCATTGGCGACCGCATTCATATCATCGATTACAGGCGCATACGCGTCATGGGCAACCTGGAAAAACTGGACGCTCTTAAAGAATTGTTGAACGATTGGTCGGTGATTGGGCGTGATGACAGCGGAAACTATTTTCCGACTTATTCCACATGTGATATTTGGTCAGAAGCCGTCCAATACCAAGCTTCTCTCGAAGCTGACTTCAAACGGGTTTGCCTGAATAACGAAGGTCTCTACAATTTGATTTGGCATCCAGTCAAAGGTTTCCGTGCAGACAAGCTGGCACGTTTCCGTGGAATCATGGGCATGTTTGAAGATCGAAAGATAATCTTCAATCGTTTCCGGAACTTCACAAATCTCTTCGAGGAACTCACAAATTTCGGTGTCAGTGGTCATGATGACTGTGTTGACGCGTTGGTTTGGTTGGTTACTGGACTTGCAAGAAAAGGTCAGTTGCACATTGATTACTAATCCTAGAATTAGAAAAAAAGCAGTGCATTCGTGGGACCCGAATACGTAGCCATTGGCATCACTGCCCTTGTATCGGCGGTTACAGGCGCTACGTGGGTTGCCAATAAAATATTAGACAGGCATCAAGAGCGCATCCAACAAGCTTTTGATTACATTGGATCTCAAAAACGAAGGATTG